CGAGCACCTGGACCATCACTCGCACGGACGGTCAGCCGGCCGACCTCACGGCGCACGACGGGACGAAGCTGACGTCAGCCCTCATCGACGGCGTCACCGTCTCCGGCTTCTTCACGCAGACGTATCTGGACGGGGGCACCGCAGGCCGGAAGTATCGGGTGACCAATGAGATCGTCACCAACAATACGCCACCGGTGACGGATGACCGGTCGTTCTACGTGCTGGTGCAGCAGCGCTAATGCCAGCCGCCTCTCTCCGCCTCTGCCCTGGTGGCTGCCACGCCCTGACGACAGGTGGCCCCTGTCCAGCGTGTGCGCGTCAGCGTGACCAGCGCCGAGGCAGCGCCGCCAGCCGTGGCTACGGTCGCGCCTGGCTGGCCTTCCGGCCCACGTTCCTCGCCCGACTGGTAGAAGCCGGCATCGCCCCCATCTGCGGTGCCGCGCTCCCAACAGGCCCGAGTCCAGAAGCCAGCCAGTGTCAGGCCGATGGCCTATTCACCTACGCCAGCGCCGACGGCTCCAGCCTGCACTTCGATCACGAGCCCCCTTTGCGAGACGACGAACGCTCAGACCCCGCGAAGGTCTGTGATCCGAACCGGATAGTCCTGCTCTGCGCCGAATGCCACTCTATAAAGACCGCAACCGACACACGGGGGGTGTCTAAGTCTTTGCAAACGGAGGGCTTCCAAACCGCTGGGCAGGCTGCTTTTTCAGTTTGCACACGATTTGACGGCGGTGCATAAGTGAGACGCACGCGCAAATGGGCCTTCGTCGCGCAGGAAGCGAAGCGGCTCGCGGATCTCGGGTTGCTGCCGGCGGAGATCGCGCGCCGGCTCGGAGAAGGGGTGAACCGGTCGACGGTGCAGCGGTGGATGGCAGCCGGGAAGATTCGGGACACGCGCCAGGGCTCGAAAGGCGCGCAGCTGGCGTCATTCACGACGGAAACGAAACCGGACGAGTGGGCGATGACGGTCCGGAAGGAATTCGCCCTCGACGCCACGGACGAACAGCTGGTCGGCGGCGGCGCGGCGATGCTGGTCGTGGCGAACGATCCGCTCCAACCGATGTCAGTTCGCATTGCGGCGAGGCGTGAGTTTCGCGCCACCGCGAAGCAGTTGGCGCTCGTGGCCCGCGCCGCCGACGCGCCCGCTGCGCCGGTGAGACCGACCGACGCGGCGCGGCAGGTTCCCGCGCGCCGGAGCGGCGTGGACCCGCGCAACGTCCTGATGGCGGTGAAGTAGCCCGATGATTCTGACGGTTCCGCAGGACGACCGGCTGTATCCGACGCTCGGGCCGCAGGTCTGCGACTTCATCGAGCAGAACCTCGTGTTCGGGCCTGGGGACCTGCGCGGGCAGCCGGCGGTGCTCGATGACGAGAAGCGGGCGCTCATCTACCGGATGTATGAGGTGTTCCCAGTCGGCCACCGGCAGGCCGGCCGCCGCCGGTTCAAGCGGGTCGGGCTCTCGCTGCGGAAGGGCACGGCGAAGACGGAGCTCGCGGCCTGGGTGGCGGCCTGCGAACTCCATCAGGAAGCGCCCGTGCGCTGCACGGGGTTCACGAAGACGGGCGAACCTATTGGTGGCCCCGTCTCCGACCCCTATATCCCGCTCGTGGCCAGCACCGAGGAACAGTCCGAGGAGCTCGCATTCGGCGCGCTGCGGGTCATTCTCGAGCTGAGCACGCTCAAGGACGATTTCGTCATCGGGCTCGAGCGGATCGAGCGGAAGAAGGGCGACGGCAAAGCCGTGCCGCTGGCGACGGCGCCGGATGCCCGTGATGGCGCGCGCACCACGTTTCAGCACTTCGACGAGACGCACCGAATGGTGTTGGCGCGACTCCGCCGAGCCCACCGCACGATGCTGGCGAACATGCCGAAGCGCCGGTATGCAGACGCGTGGAGCCTTGAGACGACGACGGCGCCTGAACCAGGGGCTGGGTCGGTCGCCGAAGCGACGATGGACTACGCGAAGAGCGTGGAGGCCGGCGCGGTCGCCGACGCGCAACTCTTCTACTTCCACCGGCAAGCCAGCGACGCGCACGACCTCTCGACGGAGGCCGGAATCCGCGCCGCGATCGAAGAGGCGTCGGGCCCTGTGGCGGCGTGGTCGGACATCGACGGCATCCTCGAGCAGTGGCGCGACCCGAACGCCGATCGCGCGTATCTCGAGCGCGTCTGGTTGAACCGATTGGTGCAGTCGTCCTCGCAGGCGTTCGACGTCGCCTGGTGGAAAGGCCTCGCGGCGCCGCGGCAGATCGAGGCTGGATCGCTGATCACCATCGGGTTCGATGGCGCGCTGTTCCACGATTCGACGGGGATCGTCTGCACGGACGTCGTGTCCGGCTACCAGTGGAAGGCTGGCCTCTGGGAATGCCCGCCAGGGCGGGACGACTGGCAGGTGCCGACCGAGGAAGTCGACGCCGTCATGGCGGACCTGTTCGATCGGTTCTCGGTGTGGCGCCTCTACGCGGACCCGCCGTACTGGAATTCCTGGATCGCGCAGTGGCGCGGTCGCTACGGGCAGGAACGCGTGATCGACTGGTGGACGAACAAGCGGCGGCAGATGACGTTCGCGCTCGAATCGTTTCAGACGGCGATGCGGGAGCGGATGCTCTCGCACAGCGGGGACAAGGATCTCGCCAGGCATCTTGGCAACGCCAGGAAGAAAGACGTGCCCGAACGCGATGAGCAGGGCCGACCGCTCTGGCTGATTCAGAAGGAGCGGCCCGACTCGCCGCAGAAGATTGACCTGACGATGGCGTCGGTCCTGAGCTGGCTGGCGCGGACGCACGCGATCGCCGCCGGCGCGATTCAGCCGAAGGAGTATCAACTCATGATTATCGGTGGCGGGAAGTGAGCCAGGACCAGATTGTCATCGTGACGACGGCTGCGCGAGCGGAGGCCTTCCTTCGCTGGCTGAACTCCCAGTATCTCAGCTATACCAAGGACGACGGTCAGGTCCGCGACTTGGCCAAGGACGCCGAGCGAACCTTGCGGGAGGCTGAGCGCGCGGCCGCGGTCGGCCTGATACATGGCGGTCACTTCCTGGCGTGGGATGGTGTCCTCCGTCCTGACCTGGTGGCACCGGAGTCCAAGGGCTGATGGCGCACGATTGCGAGCGGGTCGAACCAGTGCGACCGCGGGGTCGTCCGCGGGTCGACGAGCCGTTGGAACGGGTGTCAACGCGATTGCCGATTCCTGTCTACGATCGGCTCGTGGAGATCGCCAATCAGCGTGAGACGTCCGTGTCAATGCTCGTGCGGCAGTTGCTGATTCTGAGGCTGAAGTAGCCGACCCGTTTCTGCGCGGCTTGTTCCATTGCGGCATTACGGCTACAGGGTTTGTCGTCCTCATCTAATCATTCGTAAGTAGCTTCCCCGTAGCATGGAAATCGACCCATGCTCAGGCGGGCGTATTCCCTTCTGGAAATCCGTTCAGTCGATGCCGAACAGCGCATCCTGACGGGCATTGCCACGTCCGCGTCGACCGACTCCTACGGCGATGTCGTCGAACCGGACGGCGCCGAGTACACCCTACCGATCCCGCTGCTCTGGCAGCACAATTCCGGACAACCGATCGGCGAAGTCTACGCCGCGAAGAATACCGCCGAAGGTATCGAGATCAAGGCGCGCATCGCCAAGGTCGACGAGCCCGGCAACCTGAAGGACCGCCTCGACGAGGCGTGGCAGACGCTCAAGGCGGGCCTGGTCAAGGGCCTATCGATAGGCTTCCGCCCGCTCGAAGAGACCTACGACAAGGTCTCGGGCGGTTTCCACTTCCTCCGCTGGCAGTGGGTGGAGCTCTCCGCCGTGACGATCCCGGCGAATACCGACGCCACGATTCAGACCATCCGCGTCGCGTCCGGCGCTCCCCGCAACCCCGCCGGCGCTTCGGCCTCCACGCGCACCGTCACGGTGCGCCAGGAACGCCCGATGAAGAAAAGCTACGCCGATCAGATCGTGAATTTCCAGAACACTCGTGCGGCCAAGGTCGCCAAACAGGACGCGATCATGGAGAAGTCGGCCGAGGCCGGCACGACCCTCGACGCCGCCGAGAAGGAAGAGCACGACACGCTCGCGCTCGAAATCAAGGAGCTCGACGAGCACCTCGATCGGCTCGCCGAAGCCGAGAAGCGTGAGAAGGCCGCCGCCGCACGTGTCACACCCGGGGCGGATGCCGGCATCCAGCCGCGCGCCGCGCACACCGTCACGGTCGAGCGCCGGCTGCCGCCAGGCATTGCGTTCGCCCGCTATGCGATGTGCATGGGCATGGCCCGTGGCAACGAGTTCGAGGCGCGCGAGCTGGCGAGACGCAATTACGGCGACTACGCGCCCGAACTCATCAAGATGATCGAGTTCTCATCGATGGACCCGGTGCAGCGAGCGGCCCTCCAGCAGAGGACGGCGGTCGGTGCCGCGGCGACCAGCGTATCCGGGTGGGCCTCGGAGCTCGTCCCGTACACCATCATGGACGACTTCATCACCTTCCTGCGTCCGGGCACGATCCTCGGGAAGTTCGGCACCACGATGAACGGCACGACCTACCCGAAGCTGCGTGGCGTGCCGTTCAACACGCGCGTCACCGGCTTCTCGGCGGGTCTGACGGCGAACTGGGTGGGAGAAGGCCTCCCGGCCACGCTCAGCAAGGCGACCAGCTACACGACCTCGCTGACCTGGTCGAAGCTCGCGGCCCTCGCCGTGCTGACGAAGGAAGAGATCCGGTTCTCCAATCCGAGCGCCGAAGCGAAGGTCCGCGACGATCTCGCGGCCGCGATGGTGGCGAAGCAGGACAAGGACTTCATCGACCCGTCGAAGGCGGCGTCGGCGAACGTCTCGCCGTCCTCGATCACCTACCAGACCGCGCCGGTGCTGACGACGGGCACGACCGCGGCCGCGCTGCGGACCGACCTGGCGACGCTCATCGCGACGTTCGCGACGCTCAACATGTCGCCGGACGACATCGTGCTCATCATGAACACGATCGACGCGCTGAACATCTCGCTGATGATCACGTCGCTCGGCAATCCGGTGTTCCCGGGCCTGACGATGCAGGGCGGCAACCTGCTCGGCTTCCCGGTCATCACCACGACCCAATGCACGTCGATCGGATCGCCGGTCAGCAACATCATCGTCGCGGTCAAGGCGAGCGAAATCTACCTCGCCGACGACGGCGTCGTGACGGTGGATGCGAGCGACCAGGCCTCGGTCGAAATGGTCGACTCGTCCTCGCAGAGCGGCGTGTCGGGCACCGGCGCCTCGCTGGTCTCGTTCTGGCAGTCGGGCCTGCTCGGCCTGAAGGCCACGCGCGAGATCAACTGGAAGCTGCGTCGCACGGGTGCGGCGCGCTACATCTACAACTCCGCCTACAAGGCGTAGTCGCTCGGTTCTCGGGCAGGCGCTGGCCGCGTTCGGCCGGGCGCCTGCCCGTCGTTCCCTGCGCTGGGGGAGGGTCATGGCGTTCGACAACTACACCGTAACGAAGGTCCGCGCGCTGAAGGAATGCCCGCAAGGGCAGCAGCCGGGCGAGGTCTTCGAAGTCACCGGCGACGTAGCCGACATCCTTGCGTCGGTCGGCGCGGCCGAAATCGTCGCCGCCGACACGCCCCTCACTAAACACGGCAAACCCAGCGGCGCCTATCAGCGCCGGGATCAGCGCGCCAAGGCCTGATGCGGCTGTTCGGGTTCGACATCACGCGGACGAAGGGCGCGGCGAGCGCGGCGCTCGGCGACGGCATCACGCATCTGCCGGCCTCAAATGCGGGCTGGTGGCCGGTCGTTCGCGAATCGTTTGCCGGCGCCTGGCAGCGCGGGGTCACCGTGCCGGTCGAAGACGCGCTGGCGCACCCGACCTACTGGGCCTGCGTCTCGCTCATTGCCGGCGACGTCGCCAAGATCCGTCCGAAGCTGGTCGAAGAAAAGAACGGCATCGACATCGAGGTCGCGCGCGCGACGCCCTACGCCGCGGTGCTCGAGCGGCCGAACCATTACCAGAACCGCATCCAGTTCCT